ATATTTGCATTTAAGTAAGCCATAAAAATACCTCATTTTATTGTACCCCAATTTGGTCCAGATTCATAGTCTACCTTGTTAGGGACCTCTAAGTCCACAGCTGATTCCATTATATCTTTTATTTTTGCTGCCTCCAGAGGGTTAATTATAGATATATCAAGTTCATCATGCACTTGTATATGTGGTGTGATGCCTTCTTTATGTAATTCTACCATGGCTTTTTTAGTCATGTCAGCTGCCGATCCTTGTATTAATCTGTTCAAAGCCTTGTATGTGTATGCTCTTTTAATCCCTGGTCCGTGTTCCGCGAGCGCTGCTTCGTGAGGCAATGCTTTATGTATTCCAAACTGATTGGGTTCCCAAAGATGAAATCTACATCTACGTCCTAATAGTGTTCTAATTCTACCGGCATCTTGAGCTCTTTCCATGACACTATACATAAGTTGTTTTACGAAAGGCACTTTACTATGATATTGTTGAAACAATGCTTCTGCATCCTGTTTATCTAGACCTAGTTCTGCTTGTAGTTTATTTTTACCCATTCCATAAAACAAACCAAGATTTATGGTCTTGGCTTGTTCTCTTGGTATGTCAGCCATCTTTGCTACAATTTTATGAAAATCTGCATCATGTTTAAGATAAGATTCTAGCACGTCTTCTAGACCTTCTCCAACTATGTTGCCTTTGTTTCTATCCATAGACGCATAGTGAACAACTAGTCTAGGTTCTTGTTGTGAATAGTCAAATGAACCCCACTCGCAACCTTCTTCTGGTATGAATAGACTTCTGATTCGTGGTCCAAGTTCTTTATTTCTCGCAGGTATTTGTTGTAAATTAGGGTTAGCATAACTAAATCTACCAGTTACTGTGCCACCACTATCTGATCTAAGTTGATTTATTTCAGCATGTATTCGTCCTTTATGTTCGTGTTTTAATATGGTATCAATAAATGTAGTGTGAGCTTTGTTTATTTCTCTTGCACGCGCAATATATTTAACAACAGGATTAGGGTGATTCTGTAAAAAATTTTTAGTAAAAGATGGAGAATTTGTTTTTTCAGTTCGGTCAAAAGGTAGGTTCAGTTTTTGAAAAACTTGCGCTATCGATCTCGCAGCCCATATTTGGGTATCTATTCCTGTTTCTGTTTTTACTTTTTGCAAGCATTCTTTTTCTTCTGCTAGTAGTTTGTGTTTTAATTGATTCGCTGCTTCAACGTCTACTCGCACACCTAAAAAACGCATATCAACGAGGCAAGGAAAAAGTTCTCTCTCTAAAATAAAGATAGATTCTAAATCTTGCGCAAAGATTTCTTTTTTCATCTCTTGCCATAAATCTAACGTAAGTTGAGCATCTCGCTCTGCATACTCCCCTACATACATCGCAGGTAGTTTGTACATCTCAGACTTTGGATCTACTCCCCAGATTGCTGCTGTTTCATTTAATACAGCCTCGTTTTTACCTCTTCCAAGGTAATCACGACCCATACTGCCTAAATCATAACGAAAGCGATTCTCGTCTACGAGAGAGCCAGCAATCATGGTATCTATTATATCACCATTAATTTTAAGTCCTGCGGCCCTAATAAAACATACGTCATACATTGCGTTGTGAAATATTTTGAAAGATTCTGTGTTTAATACATCTTGAAACCATTTTAAAACCATCTTCTTGTCCATGTTGCCACCACCCTCGTGAGCAATAGGATAATAGCCAGCCCAATCATTTACAGCAACGGCTATACCCACAATCTTACCTGTGCCAATTACAGATCCTGACCCCATGGTTTTTAATCCTGGGTCCTTTGTTTCTAAGTCTATTGCTATCTCATCGTACTTAGATAAATCAGGAAAAGATTCTGGAGGCAACCATTCTGTTTGTGGTTTAAAAACAGGCTTTTGTATCATGAGTAGTCTCTCTCCAATATCATTTCCAAATAATGTATTGCTTTTCTTATGTCTTGTTCTTTACCTTTTACAGAGTGCCTGCAAATATATTTTATGGCATTGCCTTCCGCAAACAAAAGTTTATTTTCGTTGATAAACTCTGCTGGTTGAATTTTCATAGATCGGTAGTGTTTACCACCAACCTGTTCTTCTAGTGACTTGTAGGCCACTCCTTTGAACATATCTTTATTTGTCATAGTCTCCCTCCCCTCCAAGTATAATATGTAAATTATTTTTTGTTCTTGTTGCGCCCGTGTACATAACTCTGTGTTCATCGTCTGGACTTGTAATATAAGCATCTTTACAAGCTTTTGATAATTTAAATGATAATACAACGTTATCTCTTTCATTACCTTTTACACCATGTATGGTAGCTAGTTTTATTCTCGCTCCATTTTTTAAATCTTCTCCTCTCTTAAGTAATTCATTAATTTTATCTGTATCATTTTTTCCCATTCTTGTAAAGGCAGCCTGCCATGGTAAATCAGTTTTTAAACCAAAATCACTTTTTAACATATCCATGGTATAAAATTTATTTGGTACCATTGCTTTAAATAATGATGGTGACCATTCATTTTTTAACATTTTTTTCTTTATCTCATGACAATCCTCGTAACACAATGCCTCTCCTTTTTTTAATTTATTTTCATATAAATCTATAGCTACGTATTTGTCTTTTATTGGATTATGTTTTTTTGCTCTTTCATAAAATATATTGTTGTCTTTAAAAAATTCTTCTAACTCATTTAATCTCCACCTATCTCTTCCTAATATTAACCATTTACCCGTTTTAAGATAATTTTGAATTTGGCTAATATCATCATGCTCTGTAATAGATCCTTTTTCCTCTCTTGGTTTCCAATCTTTTTGCACTCTATTATTTTTTGGTATTTTGTGTATTATTTTTTGTGCTAGATTAAAAACCTCCTGTGGAACTCTCCAAGATGTTTTTAAAACTTCTCTTGTTCCTTTTAAATTTAAAAAACTTTTAACGTCAGCTCCCCTCCATGGATATATACACTGGTCATCATCACCAGCGACATATAATGACCCTGAATTTTTTTCTATTAAATCACTTAACCTCCATTGCATTATTGATAAATCTTGTGCTTCATCTATAAAAGAGACGTTAAAGTTTGGACACATTTTTTTAGCCACCATTTGATTTATCATATCATTAAAGTCTATTTTTTCAGTGTCCCTCTTATAATTTATTATTTCTCTTTCTAATTTATATAAAACACTTGAGTCTAAATCTTCTTTGTGGTCTCCTAAATTATACTCTTGTTGAACGGTAATATTTTTTGATTTTGATTTATTAATTAAATTTAAATAAGGACTATCTGATGTAAATATACCACCATTGTCTTCATCCCAAGACGCATAATTAACTTCTATACCACATTTTTCACCAATTTTTTTGTAGTCACTTGAGTTCATAACTTTTTCTGGTTTGTAATTTAATACCTCAAAACCAAGTGAGTGAAGTGTTCTAAAATACGGTAGACTATCCTTAGACAAACCAAATTTTTCTTTCATCCTATCCGTAGCTTCTTTCGCTGCATTTTTACTGAATGTAAAAAATCCAATCGTTTCTGGATTAATACCTTTATTTAAATACTCTTCTACTTTTTTAATTAACCTTCTTGTTTTTCCTGTGCCTGGTGGTCCAAAATATATATGTGTCATTAATAATTATGCTCTTTCTTGTAAGATTTTTCTTTGTAATTATCTTCTTTTCTATCAAACTGTGACACCACAAAAACAGATATTTTTGCTTTTGTCACTCTTTTTGTAAAACAATTTAAATTATCTCGTAACATTTGAGATGTTCTTTGATAAGGTATCTTCCAATGATTTCTAAGTAAAAATTTATTATAAAAATTATCAAATACAAAATAATGAAAACCCTCATCTGTGAATGTGCCACCTGTTTTAATTTCATCTATTTTATCTTTTTGTATTCTATTTAAACAATAATCTTCTAAATAATTTCTCAATAAATCTTTTGTGCTAGTGCCCTCTGCAGGTTCTGTTATTTCTGCATTTTCTAATAATATGTTTGTAAGTTTTTTCCAATCGTTTGTTTTTAATGTTGGTGGATTTAATCTTAATTGTTTTACACACTCTTCTTGAAATAAACTTTGATTTGTTAAATGTTTTGCAGAGTCAAGATATAATCTATCACCATCAACATTTAAATAATAGTAAGGCTCCTCTAAATTAACAACTTGTAGATCTGTAAGATTAGGAAATGTTATTTCTTGTCCTATGCCAAACTTCCTAGACTTACACAATTTTTTATCACATAAACTACACATAGGTTGATCGTTACATTTATAACCCCAATCTTTTTTTTCATGTTGTTTTGTTATTATATTTACCTCTGCATCTGATAATGGTTGTCCCATAGCAGAGTTGTTGAATAAAATTAATTTAGTTTTCCAATTTTCTGGCCATTTAGCCTTTGCATATACACCATAATGAAACAGTGCATTATTCCTACCACCCTCACTTATTTTATTTTGTTCCATTAGTTCTATGCAAGGTGGTCCATCTGAGTAGGGGGTTTGTGGTCTTTCTATTTCTAGTTCTTGTAACATGTCAGGATCCAAATAGTTTCCTGTATGTAAATTAAAAAAATCATCCAGTGTAGCAGCTTCACCATTTTTTTTAAATGCATACCTAGTTGTATTTTTATAATTAAAGTATGGTAAATTTAAAAAATTTCCTGTATCATCTTTCGATTTCAATTCACGTTGTTTAGGAAAAACTTCTGATCCACCATAACCCAACACAGATCTAATCTCATTTAGTTTATCTTGCATTAAACCTGCTGAGACATAATCAGACGTAAATAAAAATACATGCGCACCACCTGATTTTGATCTACAAACAATCAATGGTAGTTTCATATTTGTTATTTTATTTATTAATTTTTTGTGATCAAAACCTGCGTAAGAATCTATATCTATACAACCCCACTTACACTTGTTGTTATCATTAATAGGAATGACTCCTAAACTATCAACACCGTCTAAATGTTTTTGCCATAACTCATCTGTGATTGTTTCTCTTTTAACAAAAGATTTACCTTTTATCTTTGTGCCTTCTCCATTCGATTCAGAAACTTTAGTGACACCGTGAGCGCGATCCAATCCTGCAAATATTTTTTTAAACTCTTCGATCATAACATTGCAACGTGGGCGCCTCCCCTCTCGCTTCAGCGCCCACTACCTAGGATACGTTTAGTAGTTATTAGAAGTTGTTTTATCTTCGCTACTGTGCTTCGCCTCGACTTCACCTTTACCTACGCTGATCGCAAAATTTTTTGCCATGTCATACAAATCCTTTTGTGTGACTGGACCAACTTTGGTAACATCCCAACCAAACCATGTTCCTTTGTCGTTAGACATTTGAACAGTCTTTAGATTGTAAATGTGGCTATATGTTGGCGGAGTAAAAAGTCCGTTCTTACCCTGCATTTTAATACCCATCATCATTGAGTTCCATTTTCTGCTCACTTTTAATTGTGTGCCTTTCATAGAAATCAAAGCTGTTGATGGTGTTTTACCCACAGCTAACACAAAGTGTTGTGCAGTGTTATCAAGATAATTACCGTTGGGTAATCTATCTTTGTAGTCTTTGCCTCTTGTGGTTTGACTAATGATATCACTATCAGCCTCGTGGATTGCAACAGGTGCACCAGTGCTAGTGCCTCTATCCTGCCATTCAATGTATTGTCTTTTGTAATGACAAGGTATTATATCAATACTGTCAAACAACTCATTGGTAACAGTGTTTATTATTTTGCCAGGTTCTGCGCCCTCGACATATTTAGCATCTCTTTTGTTTACCTCTGGAGATAGTTGTCCCAAAACTTTTAAGAAAGGTAACGCAAGATCTTCTTGCGATATGTTTTGAGCACCTTGATTTGCATCAGCTTCAAA